TCAGAAGTTGGCGCTGCCCGTTGACCCAAACATAAGTATTACAGCCCCAATAGGGATTTACACCGCCGTTGCCTGCAAATATCGAGTCAGGGTCAAAGCTGTATATACCATCTTCCCAAAAATATTGAATTTCGCAGCTAACCGAAAACGGGCCATCGTCATAGTCAAAGAATGGCCCCCAAGCCACGCTAGTTGAGCCACCTTGGCTGGCACCAAGCCCAAACGCGACCCTATACTTACCAGGTATTGGCTGGTTGTTCTCATCAAACTGGCGGGCGGTGTACATATACAGCGAGCTATACAGTCCTTGTTTTGGGGTGAAAGTGCTACCATCTCCTACAAGCAACCCAAATATCGTTCCGATATTTATTGTGTTAGAGGTGTTTGAGTTAGGGCTTAGATAATCCGTTCTAGGCTGAACGACAGCATTTATACTGTTTGACTGAGATGGCGCACCAAAGACTGCGGCGTGTTCAGGCGTACCCTCCCCCTCGGCCCCCAAGTCTGTCTTTAACAATCTGCCTTGATCTGGACTGACCACATAATCCGCAAGCAGAGCAGAGCAGTTCCCTGCGACTAACTCACCGTTTTCAAAAAAGCTCCACGATGAAGGCGCACCAACGACCATGTTAGGGGTATTCCCTGAACCTTGGATGAATCCGTCAGAAGCAACGTCATTCTCCATTCGCCAGAGATAAGTAAATGCTGGCGCTTGGTCAAAGTATGTCTCCAAAGCATCACAGGCGTAAGGGACGCACTGAGGCTTTAGGTTGCCGCCCACCAGTCTCACGCCAGGCGCAGATCGCACAGTCTCAGGTGCCAGTGCAGCGCCCTCCTCAATCACAGGAAAGACGTTCATGGCCTCCTGAGCGGCGACAGGCAGCGAGTCAGAGGTATAGAAACCGTTTGCGATAGGCAGGATGGTTCGCGCCATCAGTTCACCTCTATTTGACCAGACTGGACAGTAATCGAGGCGATTGTGCTGACACCCTCGACCAGCACCTCAAGCCACTCACCAGCCTCCAAGCGTGTGGTTGCTTGCGGCAGTGTCACCTCAGACAAAACGCCCGCAGAGAGCGTCACAGTGGCCTCAGAAACCACCTCATCCAGCTTGAACAGCTTGAAGGTGTAATCACCATTGCCCAGCACTTTGAAGTTGGCCTTTGCAGTGACCTGAAGCGAATCATCGCTCTCGTTTGTCACTCGCGCATAAATGTCAGACAGCAGGCCAGTGGAATACTGATCGTCCCACCATGCAACAACCCGAGTTGGCTGATTCAGAGCCGTGAAGATGGTTGGCAGTGTGTTGTTGCTAAGACTGAGCCTGACGCGCACCTGGGCGCCATAGAACTCGCTGACTCTGTTGGTCTGCTGCCAGTTGCCACTTCCCATAGGCAAGTTTGTTGGGTATTGCGTGTGCGACTTGCGCTGACCCAGCCTTCGCATGGTTTTCATGCCATCTCTTGCCTGCCGACCAACACCCTGTTGGACTTGAGCGCCGTACTCTGCCGCAGCCTCAATGGCCATGTTGGCAATCATGCCGCGAATAGCACCTGGTGGCACTGTGATGAGGTCGCTGTCTTGCGTGACAGGTGTAAAGCCAAGGCGAATGCCATCAGCCTCAAGTGCTGCCATGTAGTTGTTGAGGTCGCTGTAGAAGTCAGCGTACTCGTCAGGTTGAAAGGGCGCGTCATCGCCCTCAACGAGAATCTTTAGAAGTGTTCGCCTTGCAAACTCAACTGCGCTTATCATTCTTCACCGCCTTCTTGCGCGAAGCCTTCCACCCGTTCTGTTGCGCGTACTCGCGCGTTGCAGGGGTGTCATTAACAGTGATACTGGTGCCGCTTGGTCTGGTGTATGTCTTTTTTGCAGTCATAACGCCCTCTCAAAAAGAAAGAGCCACCCCGCCGTAGGGAAACGAGGTGGCTCTAGGAGTGCCAGCCATGAGCCAGCAAACTGTTGGCTTAGGCAGTACCGAAGCCCTTACCCGCGAAGAAGGGGTTGAACGTAGCGTATGCAGGAAGCATATCGAAACGTACCTTCTGCTTGTTGCTATCACCGTCTGAGTAACGAGTTACGCGGATGGAGATGCCATCTTCAGTAGTCGCTACAGTGTCCTCGCTGTACAGCTTGGGCAGCTTGACAGTACCCAGTCCGAATGCCTGCTTGTGGAAGAACAGGTTGGGCTGGTAGATGGTGTCCTCAGAGCCGAGCAGGGTGATTACATCGCCCGCCTCGATAGCTGAGTCGGCAGTGTTGTACTGACCGTTAGGCTCATTGATCGCGGGGCCAGAAATCAACAGGGTGCCAGTACCGCCAGAGATGACAGCATCTTGAGTGACAACAGCGCGGAACTTCACCTTTTGACCGTCAGCGCCGACAATCGGCTCCCGAGTAGCCAGTGACAGATGATGGCGACCAGTGATTTCAACCACCTCACCAGCAACGACAGTGCCATCACTAAAGCCGTCAACGCTAATCGACTGAACCATGCTGTCTTTAACGGAAAGGTAGGTTGTAATCGGAGTGCCTGTGATAGTTCCAGCGCGGTCTGTGATGCCAGCCTCAGTGCTGAAGGTCTTGAGCGCATTGGATGACATTACGCGCATACCACCGAAGTCCTCGGAGATAGTGGCCTTCATCCATGAGTTGTTGACCAGAGAATCAGAGCCAGAACCCAAACCAGTCTGCGTGTCGGCCAAGGCTACGTTGGTGAACGGGTTCATAACGTAGTGCAGCATATCCGAAGGTACGCCCAGCGCGTCCATCAGTGCGCCAGAGCCAGCAATGTCGCTCCACTTGCTTACAGGAACGTCAGGGTCGCCTTAGGTCAGGCCAGAATTGGAAATCATGTACCTGCCAATGTCCAACTCAAGGTCAGTGACCATGCGTGTGGCCATCGGGGCCAAGATTTCATCAAGCTGGTCAAGCTCAAGCGCTTCTTCGATGTTGGCCCACTCAGTGGCAACTGTGAAGTAGTCCTGAACCGTACCAGTCGCCTTACCCGCGATAATGTCAGACTTCTGAGAAGCAGAAATATCACCTTCAGGGGTGCGGATGGTGTTGTAGTCATGCGGGCGCTTAAAATCTACTGTTGAGCCGGATGACGGTTCAAATTTAGAAGCGAGAAGCTGAGAGTCAACGGCTTTGCACAGCACACGCCTGTTCTCAAACTTCTCCAAGAATACCCGAGCAAGTTTTCGGGTGGTGTTGGAATCAAGATTGTTAGCCACAGGAAAAGTCCTCTATTCGGCAGTTTCGTCAATCCGGTGCTGTAGTCCGGTGATTACCAGCGAAATGCCCTGCGAACAGGTAGAGGCCAGTCCTGAGACTGTGATTGCAGTATATGCACACCCTTTTGCGGGTTATCCAATAGTTTTTTTCGGTAGGGAAATGGCCGGTTGATTAAATAACCGATTGAGAAAACCCCAACAGATTAAATAACCGCTTTTTCTCAAAAACGCGATGCAGAAGTGTTAAGCACAAAAAAGGGGGCCGAAGCCCCCAAGCAGTAGTCGGTCACTATTATTCAAATGTCGCGCCCTTTGGCCCTCGCTCTGCTGGCTTGGCACCGCTGCCCTGAAGCGACTCAGTGGGAGGTGGTGGCGCAGTTCTCTTGGCCTCTTTGGCGATCTGAGGCTTAACGCGAGTGGCGATAATCTCAGCCGCCCTGAAGGGGCTTGCAGAGCGCACCTCATCAAGCAGCATGGGGTCTTGCGCCAGCTTGATCGTGATAGCTGGGCCTGACTCATCCTCAAGGATATAGCGAGACAGGTCATCAGATACCCCGTTGTTCACTAGGGTCTGACCGGCCTGGGCCAGTGCATTCTCATCAATGCCCATGCTCTGAGCGCGTGAGCTATAGGTTTGCACAGTGGCCTGCAATGCCTCCATCTCAGCCTGCTGCGCTCTCTGCTGGGCCATCTGCTCCTGCTGCTGGCGCACACGATCATCAGCGTCAAAAGCTGCGGCAGCGCGAATAGCGTCATCACGCTTGGCAACTAATTCTTCGTAGTTGTCATCCCACACGTTCGGCATGGGCGGGATTTCGGGCTTTTGGTTCTGAGGCACCTTGGCCTGCAAGTCTGCCACCCTAGCCTCAAGCTCCTCTGCCCTGCGCTCTGCCTCACGCTGCTTGGCTACCTTCTTTGCGATGGCGGCATTCATCACTTCCTGCTGCTCATCACTGAATCGAACCGGCTTCTTTTCCTCAACCGGCGCTTCTGGTGGCGCTTCTGCTGTCTCGGGAGCAGGTTGCTCGGGTGCCGACTCCTGCGCCTCTACCTCCGGCGCTGGCGCTGCTGCTTCTGCTGCGGGTTCATCATCTATCGTAATGTTTAATGCTTCTTCACTCATGGTTCTCACTCCTAAAAGCCGCGATTAAGGTCGCGTACCGAGGCAGTCAAAATAACCGCCAAAATCTCCTCATCTTCCATGATGAGCCTTCGCAGCCTGCGTCCGTACTGCGAACTAGCGCCACCGCCTTCTATTACGGGGTCGATAGGTATTTCTATTCTCAGCAAGCCCTCTGAACCAATGTGCAGAGACTTTGACTGCCCACGGTCAAGCAGTCCGATTGAGGCTATGCCAAGGCTTGTTTTCATTGCCTGGTTACTGTTGTGCTGTTCTCACCATCACCTGTGAATGACTGCGATATATCTGCAACATTTCTGCTGGTGGGTGTAACAGTCATGGGGCTTCCAACCTGCAAGCCGGATAGCTGGTAAAGCTCCAGCAACTGCTGTGCCTGCTCTGGACTCAAGCCAGAACCCGAGGACACAGTGACAACTTGCGTCAGCGATGACGAGCTAATGCGTATCGCGGTGTTGAAATTGCCATCGGTTGGGTTCAGGTATGGCAGCAGGAAGTCTCGCTGGAAGAAGTTACCGTTGATCGTAATTTGTATATCTTCCTCGGGCGGCTTAACGCGCCAGCCAAGATCGTTTCTCAGGAAAAAGTAGCTACCAGTGATAGTGGTTGCGTCAATCGGTGAGCCACCCTCAGAGTTGTCAAAGGCCCGAAGGTATTGCGCGTTGTCATCCTTAACCCAGTCCTTCCAGCGTGAATATATTTCAATCGCATCCACATCGGTTACGCCTGGCGCAAGCGTGATGATCTTGTTCGGGCCATCGAAATCAATCATTGCGATACTGCCTATCTGCAATCTGTTGGATTGGAAGCACCGCGTCTGCCGTAGTGTCCACCGAGGGGAGTCGCAGGTTCAAGAAGCCTAGCGACAACACAACAATATCCACGCTTGGCACCTCAACGGGTGTGGTGAAGATGCCCGAGTTAATGGTTTCCTGACCCGCAATCTCATTCAGAGTGCCAGCCTCGTAAATCCGTACCTCACTGCCAGCCTGAAGCCCTGTTAGGGTTAGCTGCTTGGGTGGCGCGATGATATTAATGTTTGGCCCTGTGTTGGTAACGACCACAGATGAGCTAACAACCAGATCAATCGCGCCGCCGCTGGAATTAGTCACTTCGTTGACATTGCTGCCCGCAGCCAGCGTGTAAGTGCCAGCAGTGTCAAAGTCCATAGCGCCCTGCACAGTGATGCCACTGAACGTAGTCGTTGAGCTACCCTCAACCTCCAAGTCACCCGCGACAGTAATGCCATCAATGTTCGCGCCGTTGCAAACCACCGCCTCTCCGCTGGCAAGAGTAAAACTGCCGGAAGCAGTAACAGAACTTCCCAGCGTAAACCTGCCCATTCCGGCGAAGTTTCCGGTCAGAGAGCAGGTTGAGTTGTTTGATATATCAAAGTCCCACGGCGCTGCTGTTCCCCATGTGTATGAACCGCGAAGAAGCACTGTGTCAGCCGCATTGTTACGAGTGTCGAGGTAGACGCGCATGGCGTCTTTACTCAGCCTAAAGTTTTCTTGGTTGTTGGCGTTGTCAGAGGGGCTAATGATTGCAGCAGCCCTGTCATCAAACTGCACAGCACTTGAACCATCGCCAATAGAAAATGGCGCAGGGAAAAACACCGCGCTGCCGGATTTGGTACACCAGTTGCCAATTTTTGTGGTGTAGCCATCACCCTGAATCGCATCAACGGCATCGTCAAAAGAACTGACGCCAGTAAAGGTTGGGATATTGGCCGCACCGCGAACCGTATCGAACAAAAACACTCGCTGGAAAAAGCATAGGTTTGACGAACCACCCACAAGGTTGGTCTTAAACGTGCCGTAACCCCAACCAGTGACGTTGCTGTTGTCGTAGCTACCGCCGCTGGAATCGTTGCTAGCGGCTGACAAGTCCAAACAGATAGTTTTAGGCCCATCCTGTGCCGAAGCAAATGGTGTGTCATTCCCGCCAATAACGAACTCTCGGTAGCTGCTACCACCAGCGCCAGAGGTTAAACGCGCTACCACGCCTCGCTGCGCCCGAGTGCCCACTTGAATCCTGTTAGGGGCGTTGAACTGAACAGACGTAATCAGCACCTTGGTGTCTGTGCTGGCGTCAAATCCGGTGGTGCTGGTTTGACTGCCAAGCCCAAAGTAGATGCCTTCGTTACCGCCGCTGTTCTGAACCTGAGTGCCGCTAAAAGTGATCGGAAGATTGCCGCCGTTTTTTAAGCCTGTCTGATAGGCATTGTCAAAAAAGCCTCGATTGCCGGACGAGTTTGAGCGCATCAGGTACTGGGCCGCTGGCAGGTTAAATGGCATCAGTCAATCCTTAGTCGTTGCGGTACTGTCTTTCTAGCGCAGCAACAAAGTTGATGGTATTCGCGTTGGAGCGCGTAATGACCGCAGTGGCTACAACGTACTGAGCGCCATCAAGGCCAATGGCCACCGCCGTTACATTGGCGTCAGTGCCTGGCGTTCTGCCCGCCTGACTGTTGTTGTCATAGTCAAAGTCAAAGGGTATCTCTGCCTGACCACTAACCAACCCAGTAATGTCAGCGCCGCTGTTGTCCTGCACCTTAACGGCACCATCGGAGCCAAACTCACTGCCCACGTTCACACCATCGGTGAAGAAAACGAAGTATTCTGAGTCAGTGTCGCCAACAAGCTGCGGGTTAAACACTAGAGCGCCAGCCGCTACAAATGGGAATGTCCGCTCTGCACCAGTGTTATCAACAAACACCAGATCATTGGTATCCACCGCACTGAAGTTGTCGATGTATACACCAGTGCCGCCGCCGCGATAGTTCTCTGCTGTCTTGGTCTTGAGGGTTGGGCCAACAAACTCCAAAAGCTCAGGCATCAGCTTGCCGACCAGCGAACCAGCGCCCGCATCCTGATCGCCCGCCTGACGCAAAGCCCACTGCACAAACTCGTAGATTTGCTGCTTGCTGCCGCTGTTGCCATCAATGATGATGCCAAAGTTGCGGTTTGTGCCGCCAATATTGCGCGTCTGCGGTGTGGTGAAGAAAGTGATGGTCATGCCGGTGTACGGCGCAGACCCTGCAATAGTTATGTCATCAGCAGCAATATCAAGGTCAGCGCCGGTCGGCAGACCAAGAGAGAACAGTTTTGGTGCTAACAGGCTGGCCTCACCAACTGCCGTTGCTGTAGCTGCCATCGCCATTAGGGTCATCAATGACCTGAACCGCCTCTGCTGTCGGCCCTGTGAACACAAAGTCAGTTGCGCCTGCGCCTTGATCGTAATAAGTCTGGTCGTCAGGCTCTGCGTTTAAGATCGCAAGTGCAGCAAAGTGCTTAGTCACGTTGCCGCTGTTGTTGCGAACTAGCCAGCCGCCACGGCGAATGGTTTGCTCTGTTGTGGCATCAGCCCAATCCCAACCGTTGATTAATTCAAAGAATTCGTCCGTGATTGGCGACATGGGAAACGGGATGGCTGCAAGGTTTTTTCCAAGCGGGTCATTCTTCCATTCTTCCTTGAGGAAGGAGTAGATTGCCTGCTCAACCACACCATCGCGGGCATCCAGACCGCCCACGCCTGGCACAAGTTTTAGCCTTTTGGCGGCTACGTCTATGTAGAAGTTGGTAGTGCCATTATCAATGGAGCTATCCGTTAAGTTGTCGGGGTCAGTAATAAGCGCCATCGCGGGTTCTCCTATTCAACGGCTATCTTGGAGTTGGAGTTGTCAGGCACTTCATTGACTGGCCTTGCGACAACGGACTCTATTAATCCCTCACTGGTGCGCCTCACCTCATACAGATAGGTGGATTGCTCCCGAGGAAGATTGTTGA